TCAACCTGATGCAGAGATTTTTTTATTACGCATGGCCTCAACTTCATTTTCGTGTGCCAAAAACGTGACAGAGCCTACAAACCGGGTCAAATGTTCGGCGCTCAGATGGGCGTATTTTTTTACCATCTCAAGCGTTTCCCATCCGCCAAGTTCCTTCAGCGTCATCAGCGGTGTTCCATTTTGCACATGCCAGCTTGCCCATGTATGTCTCAGGTCATGAAATCTGAAATCAGAGATATCCGATGCATTTAAAGCTTGCTCAAAATCGCTGCGATTGATATCGGTAAGCCGTTTGCCACCCACGGTGAATACGTATTCGCATGACATGTCACATTCACGTAGAATCCGTACCGCCTCTTCATTCAATGGCAGTGGTCTAGCCTTGCCTGATTTGGCATTCTCAGCAGTGACTATCGCGTTACCAGTTTCAAAATCCACATGCTCCCACGTCAGCGATAAAATCTCTCCGCGCCTTGCTCCGGTAAGCAGGGCGAAGGAGACTATTCTTCGCATGATGTCGGTCTTCAGGCTGTCGATTAAATCTCTGGCCTGCCACTTCCTGATCCACCGAACCCGAACCTTCGGCTCTCTTAGCTCAGGCACGTATGGCCGGTGGTCAATCCATCCATGCTTCAAAGCCAGAGAGAACGCCCGGATGATAAATGCCCGGTACCGGTTAACGGTTCCGTTAGCCAGCGGCTTCTTTGACTTATGCCTGGAGTGCGTCGGCATCATCTTTGCGATTTCGTATCCCTGAATCTCGGTAATCACCCGGCCCCTGAAAACCTTAAGCCAGTACCTGGCATAACCCTTCTTATTTTCGTATGCGTTCTGCTCTTCGGCATCCTTCAGAACGAGCGATATTATTTCATCAAAGTAATGAACCGGCTTCCTGTCCAGTCTGCTCACATCCCACAGCTCATGCTTTAACTTGTCGTGGTACTCCTTCGCTTTGACCTTCTCCGCGGTGCCAGCAGAGCGTCTAATTCGCGTTCCGTCCGGTGCTGAGATATCAATCCAGTAGTTTTTACCTCGTTTATAGATCGGCATTTCATTGACTCCTTACCGACCACAGCCAGCCGGAAGACATTGTTAGGTGTTTTAGTGAAATTTTCCACGCTTTCTTCGTTAGCCCTCCATGACCCTCCGACCTTGAACATGTGGAATCGGGCAGGGTCGCGATAGATAGTGCTGGGCGACACGCAGATACGCTCTGCAAATGCGCGTAGCTTCATGAATGGCTCTTTATCCACGGTTTCCTCCTGAAGAAAGATTTCAAGCGCTGAATGCTCAGATTGCATAAGCACTTAAAACGTTTCCTATTAGCTCGGCCTCTTGTGCATTTATGTTCACTGGGCACGTTACGTAAACAACAATCCCTCTCTCAGGAAGAGGGATGGGGATGCGCATAGACACACAAGAGACATGCTGCTCTTTGGTCTTTGCAGGCTTTTTATTCATCCCGCTACCTTGGGCATATCTCATTGGTTTTGATGCAGGGTTCGCTATTTTTGCGTATTTACGCCAGTAGTGTCGGTAGCTAAGAAGGGTGTTCCTGGCTACTCTCTCGTTGTAAACTTTGTCAACATCCACATCTTCAATGGCAGTTCCAGACCCCAAATTTTTGGATAAAAAGCTAAGGACGGTCATGTGATGTGGTGGTGGATTTACTGATCGTGATACAAATTCAATAACGTCCCCAATTGTTTTAGCTTCCATATCTATGCTTTCCTCCGGGCAAAAATAAACCGTCTTATTCGGCGGCCATGATGATGTAGCGTTACAGAAGCTTCTTGCTGATAACGCGGTAAAGGTACGGCTGACGTGATTCGTGAATGGAGTTCTTGTTGAACATGATTTTCAGGGCGTCGGCCTTGCTTTCGTGCACCGATACGACTTCCTCAACTTTTACTACCGACCTTCTGTGATGCCTGACGAGTATGTGAACCCGCATTGGTTACTCCTTGCAAAATAAGACTCTTATTCGGCACCTTCGGTGATGTCGTAAAACTGTCCGTACGTTAGTTTTTGGAAGTTGTCAGGAATGACAACCTCTCTATGGCGATCTTCCTTATCGTTGGGGATTGCAAATAGAAGGGTGTCGTCGCGAGTTGGGTGCTTGCCGCCGTATGTGCTCAGCATCGCCATACCGAATCCGCTATTTCCGGCTCGACCTCCAATGCCGGTACGCATGATGTCGTAATGGTTGATGATGTAGGATTGCCAGATAGGCAGGTCTTTTAGTTTCTGGTTGGCGTCAGCCTTCACCTTGTCCAGCTGCTTGTTATATTCACGACCCTCCTTGGTGTTTCCTTTCCCTCTGGCGATAACAACTCGCTTACCTTCAAAAGAAAGCTCTTTCTTGACTGTCACCAGACAGGGAAACTCAAATCCTTTTTCCCACACAAATGACTCAAGCAGATCTCCTTTGTCACCCCAGCGGCTATTGTTTGTCCAGGCTATAGCTCCAACACTCTCTATTGCGGCTTCAAGAATGTCGTTTCTCTGTTCATTTATAGTGTTGTAGCCATCGATGAGTGACTTCACTTCCGGACCTTCAACGAGATAGTAATCGTAGTGTTTGCTCTGATCTGACATATTCCCTCCAAAAAAACGCCCGCACAGTGGCGGGCTAAATAATCAATCCGAACTCTGACGCCAGTCTCCTGTGTCAGAGCGGTGCTGGATTGCACCCAACAGCCTACTCAGGGAGTGGGCTGTAAGTTGCCGTCTACACAAAACACTGGCCACTGTCGCAGAACTGGATGAGGTCCATTTGCGTGTTTTTACCGCCACTCGGTTTAAGGGGGGCCTCCGCCAGTGGCACTCCGTACTTTGTGAGCCAAAGGTGTGGCCATAATTTCTGAATCTCCTTTTCATGAGCGCACGCTCTAGCGAAGTCTTCAGGTACGTTATTCTTCATGAAAAGCCACAGGTCATCATCGCGGTTCGGGCACATCCAGCATAGAGAGGCTGGAGGGGTAGGGAGTCCGTAATCCTCAACGCACTGAATAGCCATTTGCTTTGTCATCATCATTTCTATCAGAGGGTAACGACGCTGCCATTTCCCCGCGGGGAATTTAGCACGGCGCTGAGCCTCTTCAATGCTGATTCCAAGCCATGTATCTACGCCGCGTTCAGTAAGATATTTCTCTCCGTATCTTTGATTAAGGAACCGGTGAATGACCTCTGTCTTCCACTTAATTGAACAGAAGGCAGGCTGCTTTCCTGAACACTGACCTCTAATATCTCTGCCTTCGTATTCAGTGAAATACCCAGGCAGAGGGGCATCCTCATCGGAACCTATAAGGTCATAGGTGGCATACTTACTCTTGGGGATAATATGGTACTCAACCCCCATTTCTTCACAGAGAGGGGCGATGTACTGTCTCTGATACTCGAATACGTTGCTGGCCTCTCGCTCGGTATCGGACATGACTATAATGTCTGGCTTTGGTAGCACACCTGCGTGGATTAGGCAGATGATTGCATTGCTTTGCGTGCCCCCCCCTGATGAAAGAACGTTGAAGCGTTCTGGTCGATGGGTGAATTCTTTCTGCGGAATGAAACCTTTGGTAAACCCTGGCATAAAAACCTCCGGGCACAAAAAAAGCCCTAAAGGGCCGTTTAATTTTCACTGCCCGCTTAGAGCAGTCGTTAGTTGATAGATTTACTGCCGCATGGGCATTAAAAAAGCCGCAGTGTTAGCGGCTCATTAGTCAATCATTGCTATCATTCCAAGAACAAAGCTCGCCGATATGCAGATGACAACCAGCGCCCCTGTCAAACCGCCTATCCCCATGCCAACGCCGCAAGCCAGACCGGCTGTCATCATGCAGCACATCCTACCCCTCACTGCTCACCTCCTTTCCCCAGCGCGTCATACTGGTTAGGTGTTGTGTCGATGGGGTGGTTGATTGCAGGAGGTAAGGGGAGTGGCATCCAGTGAGTTACGCGTCCACTGAGTGCTTCACCGCCCCATTCATCACCATTCCATGAGCAATTCCACTGATAATGGCTTTTCCCCAGGCTGTTTTGCTCCTCGACATAGCACCAGTACCGACCTCCTTCCTCCGGCATCCTATCCGCGCACGCTATCCAGCCATCATTTCCCTGCTCAGCCTTAAGCGCCTCCCTGCTTGCCTGCCATGCAGACCAATAACCCTGTAGCACAGGGTCGTCATAAACATCTGAACCGGGGAAGATGCACTTATTGAAACCTATGCTTTTGCTACATGCGCCCGTCCTTTTTGCCCACGCCTCAAACTGCTCGCGCTCGCTCATTTGGCCTCCTTACTTTCTTCCGGTGGCAGGCTGGCGCAGTACGTCAAAATTCCAAGATGAGTAATGTGGTAGCCTTTGAAGGTAATACCCCTGTCTTTAAATTCGATGTACTCAAGATATCCATCATTTGCCAGCTGCTGCACAACCTTTGATTTAGACTGAAATAGTGGGAATGGGCTTTCTTTAAGCGCGTGTGCGATATCGGCCTCCCAAGCCCTTTCCAGAATTGCCAGCTGCTTTTTATTCATTTGGCCTCCTGAAGCTGCAAGTAGACGATCATTGCATTGCGCAGAGGATTATCTCCCTGCCAAAGATGTTTAAAATCTAGCTCTAAACCATGCCCTGTTATAACCCCACCAAGAGCGCATGGCTCTCGTCCACTTTCGAGAATGATGCTGATGTTATTTTCGACGATAATCGGCCATGCGTCGGCGGCGTTGTTGCAGGGGTCGAAGGCCTTCCATCCGGTGCAAATTCCTTTATGTCCACCAAAGTCGGCATACTCATGGATAAATACTTCTCCACTTGACTTCTTTACCGTCAGGCCATCACGTGCAACAAGCTTCCCCACCGCTTCATTAACGCTTACATCACTCATCTTGCTGTAATCCATCACGCGTCCCTCTGTTTTCTGAGCATCTTATCAAGGTGCCGGTTTTGGTTAACTGAAGGGAAGCTGTTTCGCTGCATCAGCTCTTCCTTTGTTGGCGCAGAATCTTTATTGCGCTTCCCGCCAACGCACACCGTTCTGTATGTAGCTTGCTCGCTTCTCATGCTGCCTCCGTTTTCACAACATCTATTGCGCAGCCGGGCAACAACTGAACTGCCGGGCCTTCACACTGGTTTCCCCAAACATCAAATCCATGCGATGACTGCCTGGCGAATAGCTCAATGCGCGGAACATCACCGAGCAACTGCATCAGTTTTTCGCGCACGATATCCGGCTTGCGGGAGTTCTCCAGCCTCGGCGCGGTGACATGCTGGCAGATGGAAGCATCCATCCTCTCAGGCAATTTTCCGCGCACCGCAAACAGGCAATCTTCACTATTAGCCCGGGTCAGGTGGCCCATGCCGATCGCGCTGTTACCCTTCACGCGGTTCGTCTTGTGCCAGGTGAAGCCCTTCATGGTCATCAGGCGAAACCCCCACGCCTCGATAACTTTCAGCGCCTCTACCGGCTGCGTTGGCACCCACCACATGGCCAGCAGGCAACTATCTGCAGCCAGATCCCAAACCGGAATCCGGCAGATATCCTGCACGTTCATAACCGTATATTTGAACCCCGCGCCGCGGTCACCGTCGGCTGCTTTGTCGCGGTAGGACCACGGCGGATCTGCATAAATCAGGGTGTACTTGTTGGTCATGCCGCCTCCCGTCGGGCGAGCATTTTCGCCTTTCTTTTTCTACTCTCGGCATGCCTCTTTTTCATTCGCTCAGAGGTGCAGCTTCTGTTCTTTTCAGAGATGTAATTCAATCCCGTTCGATGGGCGTGCTTGTTGTTGTCGGCCATAGAGCACCACTCAAGGTTTTCAACTCTGTTGTCTTTTTTGTTGCCGTTGATATGATTTGCTACAAATCCATCAGGTGGCTCGCCGATAAAAGTTGAGGCGACAATTCGGTGAACAAGGTAATGAGTTTTGACGCCATTTTTGCATAGTCCTATCGAGCTATATCCATTCGAATGGTCGTGCAGCTTTAATTGCTTACCGGCTCGCACCCGCCCAAATCTATCAATCCTGTCAACTGAGCGAATTTCCCCGGATGAGCAAGCTTCGTAAAGCCCCTCATAGCCATTAATTGGCTTCCAAATACGCTGATCTAATGGCGTGTTACTTCCGGTATAGTCATTCATGCCGCCTCCTGCTTTACTCTGTTCAGTTCTTCCGCAACACGCTGCGCCTTGAGTAGGTTTCTGATAACAGAGAGGCCGGGATATACCCAGCCTCTTTTAACGATTGAATAGACAAGCGTAACGCTGCCTACTCGGATGTCTGCGTATGGGTTGTCCACGGTCACACCTCCCCTTGTTCAATGCGTAATGTTCTGCTCATTTCAGTCCATCCTCGTGTGTCCGTATCGGCCAATGTAGCGACGCTCTTCGGTGTAGGCAGGCTGCCTCGGGCCAACTGTCTGCCATGCTGGACGAAAAGAAGCCTCATAGTTGTCCTGCCAGACCCGGTTAGCCCACAGCTCATCCATGAGCCGCTGCTCGCGCTGCTGCTTGCTCTCGACCTCATATTGGGTGCCTAGCGTTTTATCCAGGTGTGAGAATAAGCCAGCCAGCACCTCTTCTTTGGTGCCGGAGCGTTTTGGTGGGCGCAGATATCCCGCCCCGGGTGAAGAGGTGCTCATTGGAGACTCCAGTTATTAAATGGCGTGAATGGTGTGGCGCTGGAACGGCAGGGTTATAGGTGCAAAGGGGATCTCATCGTCGAAGTTCATGGGCGGCTCACTGACTGCAGGCAGCTGCTGCGGTCTTTGTGCGGTGCGTGGTTGCTGCTGCGCTGCCTGACTAGATGAGCGCGGCGGCAGATCGATATCCCTTACCAGAATCGTAGGCGTCTGCGCCTGTGAGCCGTCATTGCGCTTCCATTCCTCGATAACGAACTCTCCCGTCACCGTTACCTTTACGCCCTTCAGAATCGAAGCTGAGAGCTTCTCAGCCATAGCGCCAAACATCTTGCAGTTCAGCCAGGATGTCTTCTCGTTGTCGCCAAATCCGCTTTTGGCCGGGAGGGAGAATTGTGCGATATGCTTGCCGTTAGGGGTGACGCGGACAACCGCGTCTTTCCCCACGTTGCCGGAGATAGTGATAATGTTGATAGCCATTTATGCCGCCTGAGTTTGTTGCTTGAGTTCTTTTCTTCTGATTGTCGTCACTTCTCGACACTTTTCCTGATGCTCAGGGAAGCCATCAAGCTCATGCCATACGGCCTGATATCGGTCAGTCAGCTTTGAAGTATCGGTTTCAGAATTGGCGTAAGATGAGAATCCTTTCAGAACAGCATCAGCGTTTATCGTCTGCTTGGCGTGAGCATTGTTTTGCTGATGCTTCAACTCATCAGTATCAGCATCCTTTGAATCATCAATGCCAAACAGGCCGTTAAGGCAGTATTTACGAGCATAGGAGCTGGTTGCGCCAGTTACCTGAGCTGAGTCCATTCCCTTCTTTTGTGCCTCTTCTCGAGCCATTGCAGTAGCAGAATGAGAGGCCTCACCATCAGTTATCGTGGCGACTGCCTTTACATAAAACCGGTCTCCGATCTGGACTATCTCATCACTGATAGACAAGAAGAGGCCGTCAAGCAGCGGCTTAACAGCCTCGAGGATGTCCTCACAGCTGCGGTATCTGTAATTGCCGAAAGTGTTCGTCTGCCCCTTTGGGGCGACAAGCTCGCTTTGAATTTTTGCGAGGCGCGAGAAAAATTCTTTACTCATACATTCCCATCCTTTCTGCTTGTTGCTCACTGCGGTAATCAGCAATAGCTTCCTGCGCTGCCAGTTCGTGAGTCATTTCAGGTTCGCCGATCACATCCTGCATCAGCCGCACAAAAGCATCGTCATCCCATCGCTCTAACGCGCTCATGCTGCCTGCTCCTGTGCGATGACTGTGTAGCCCTGCTCTGCCAGCCACTCCAGCACTACAGCGCCGTCCAGCTGCATCAGAACCTCACGGGTGTCTACTGTGCCATCGAGAACAACGCCTTCCAGCTCGACTACCTGATTACGCTGGCTATCGAGGTAGCCATGCACGCTGTCACATTTACATTTAATCTTCATAGCTCAACTCCTGGGTGAGCGAGGGCCGCCGCGTAGTGGCTGCCGGTGTGGAAATAGGGTGGGGTGGTGCTACATCGAGAATGGGACGCGGATGTATTTGCGCTTTTTCAGTGGGAAGTAGAGATATCCCCAGAATGAGTCTTCGCTTGGATAGTTAGTATGCTGCTCAACGAGCACATAAGGCATCCCGTGAATCGTATCTTCTTGCCTCTCGAACGGCCTTTCATTCGTGATTTCAACAATGTCTGGAAAATCGAGGTGGCAATCGTCGTAATAATCCTTAACGCGTTTTATAAAAGGCACTAATTCCATATCCACCTCAGTGCGTCAGCGGCAGCCCGCGACCGTTTAATAAGACCTCAACCACACCATCACGAATCTGAAGGCTCTCCAGCACCGTATGGATGTAGAGACACTTCTTGTCGTGCTTAACCGCTGATACGCGGTAGGTGCGTCCCTGATGGAGTACGTGCATGCCAGGCTCAACACACTGGCGGATGATTGGCATGTGGCCATAGTGGCTATGCATCTGGATCCTCCAGTTTTACGCCGGGGATATCGCCTGATAAAATCAGGTTATAAACATCAATGCAGTCTGTATAGGTAATGTCTGGTAGGCTTTTATGTAGAGCATCGATGATTTCTTCACGCTTACGCCCTGCTTCGTTTATATGCGGGCGGAAGGACCAATTTCCTGTCCGAAGCACGCTCTCAACCTCTGGGTGATGCTGGTTATTAGTCTTGCGAGTGATGAATATGGTGTGTTCTCCAATGTAAGCCGCTTTACCAACAAGCACTTCACTTCCATCTGAAAAAACGGCTTCACACTCCATATCCATCGGCGGCAATCCCTGCCCATCCCAAACCGGCTTATTAACCAGCATCTCTTTGCTGGCAGCGAGAGCGGCCTCGTATTCATCGCGAGTTACACTTTCAGTGCGCATTGGGTCACCTGCTGCCCTCTCTCTAACAGCCTCTTCAGCAAAATTCATCCCGTACTCAAGGCCGCAGTCTGCGTCCCAGTTACCATGCTCGTCATAAAAGTCGATGTTAGCCTCATCAACAAAACGATGGCATTCAACAGCACCTTCAGGCCAGCCGCCAAACGCGGGCAAGTCGCGTACTAAAATCTCAATCAGCTTCATGCCTTCATCTCCGTTAAGTGACCGAAGCCAGCGATATGCATCTGCCAGCGGTTAAGAGTAATCTGCTCACGCGGCTTATCTACCGACGTCAACCGCCACTGGTTATCGTTGAGTGCACAGCGCTTTACGGTGTACTGCTTGCAGTTGTGGGTGACGGTCAAAGGGCTGCCGCCAATCTCGATAGTGGACATAATCATCTCCCCGCTTATCGCCGCGGCGCGGAACGTTGAACAATTAACTCGCGTGTCTGTTGCCAAAAAAGAAGCCCACCACATGGATGAGCTTTTGTTTGGGCAAAAAGAAACCCGCCGGAGCGGGTCTATTCAGTTGGTGGCTTAGGTTTAGGCATCCAGTGCGTTACCTCCCTTACGCACTCTCTGTATTGATATTTTCTTTCTCCATTCATCACGTAAAAAACTCCAGCACCGCGCCACTTTCCGTCAGGGAATAGAATTGCAACTCCTGTATCAAAACAGGGTTCTCCATCAGCATCAGATGTAAATGCAACAAGAACCTCTCGAGGGTAACCTGGCTTATTGTCACTGCACTTAATCCACTCCATCCTCTTTCCCCTCTCTGTATAAGAAACCCGACCGGGCTAGCGGTTACTGACCCAATGCCTTATCAATCGCAGTTTCGACCTGAGCCAATAAGCACTTGGTCGGATTTAAAGAGCCTTGTTCTGCCTGATATCCGGCAGCGTGTAGTTGATTTCTCATTCTCAAGCACGCCTCTAGAAGATCAGGTGCCGCTTGCATCAAATTTATATCCCTGCGGTCAATGACCGTGTCATCAAACGTGAAGTAAACCCCATCGTCATTAAACCCAGCACCTACCACGCTCCATGGCCTTTTCATCTGTGGAAAATCACTCATCTCTCCCCCTCATCCCCTGCGTCGCCGCTATGAAATATTTGGCTGTGTGGTCAGGGTTACCAGCCCCATGCATACGACTGTCTTTGCTATTCAATCGCCTGCATCCACCACACACCAAATACCTCAGTAAAGCCGCGCTAGGCGGCCTCAGAATGTCATGCTGACCACATAACCCCGACGCACTAACTCACCAACAGCCTGTGAATGCTTCCTTTTTGCTTCGGCTTCTGCCTTGCGGGCGCTTTGAACAGCTTTAGCCGCATCACTGACAAGCCGCTTTAATACGGCATCGCTTAACTTATCCATATCTCACCCTCTGTTAGATTTGCCGTCAGCCCCTAGTGAAGGGAGCCAGCCAATAAAAAAGGCCGCCTAAGCGACCAGTTGAATTAATGCCGGGATGTTTATCCACGCCCGGCACGTGGCCTTTGCTTTCCACAGTCAAAGGAAACTGATATGTTGCTCATTCCACAGTCAATATAGGAATATTCTTATGTCGAGATACATAGTTAGGGTTGAACTGCGTGGTGCTGATTCGGAAGACTATGAAAGGCTTCACGAAAAAATGGAAGCCAGAGGTTATAGTCGTGATATTCAGGATTTTGATGGAACTGTGTTCAGGCTTCCTACTGCCGAGTACACCACCCTAAAAAACTCAACCGTTGATAATATAAGGGAAGAAGTCAAGGGGATTGCTGGAAGCGTCAGGCCTAATTATTACCTGTTAATTACTGAAGCGGCTGACATATCATGGTGGCTGGCTAAGAAGTAGGCCCGCAACCGCCGTCAGCAGCTTCACCAGTAAAAGACTTTCTGCGCTGAACTTCGTATCTCAGTGCTTTAATCGAAACGTCCAGGGCATCTGAAAAGCTGATGCCTTCTTCATCCGCCAGTTCCTGCACAACCTTTCTTAACTCATTATCCTGATTATCCATATACCGTCTCTTTTAAATAAGTGGAGTAGATTTGCCGTCAGCCCCTCGTGAAGAGCCGCTGGGAAATCTGCCCCGTTGCCAGGGCAGCCGAGTTTTCAGCCTTCGCTGTTACCTGCTACATAAGTCCTCCGATCCAGTATGCCGCGTCGAAAAGGGTGGCAGCGGCTAGCCATGCGTGTGTATTGCCCTTGCGGGCTTAAAGATACTGATGAAGTCAGCTCTTGAAATGCTGACGCCGGGCATCGCGTATCTGTCTAAGCTGATGCTCTGTTGCGCCTTTGTGATGATTGCTGATGTGACACACCGGTGTGCGTGGGTCGAAGTCCTCACCGCAAACCGGGCAACGAATGGCGTTTTCATAAGCCGACTCAGCGAGCTGTAACTTGCTTGGATTTGCGATGCCCAGCTGCGAAGATAGCTACTTCTGGTAAGCAGCTTGCGCCGCCGATACTGGTGTCACGCAGACTACCGAGCGAAGTGGCTCGCAGTACGCGGTTGCTGCAATCTTCTGACAGGCGTGAAAATGCACGCTCTATCTTCTGGCAATACTCTTTGCGCTCTCGGTGCTCAGCTGCGCGTTTAGCCTTGTAACGCTGTCTTGAGTTCATAAAAGTGTCCTCAGTAAGTGCTTTGGTGTTTCAGGCTGCGTGACATTGTGGCTCGCATCGCAGCAGCGCCTACTGCCATCCCGCTTCGCATGTCATCTGCGCATGACCTTGCGTTACTTTTTGGCGCGGAGCCTGAAACCCGAAGCACTTTCTTCGGCCTCCCCGCAACAGGGAGGGATCATCTTTTTAAATAAGCAGCCTGACTTCCTGTCTGGCGCGGCTCAACTTCCTGCGCCGCATCGATGTTTCGTTTCGATGAGTTAAAATTACAAGATAGTTTGTAATATGTAAACAAGAAATATTGTAATTAATGACATGAAAAACAAATATCGTTGTTTTTTAACGATATTTATTTTTGTTTTAGGTGGGGTTATGGCTTGGTGGTGCAGGTTCCAACAATGTCGCCAACAAAGGCTTTGGTTGAGCTGCCAATGGTCGATGAGTTTATGACCTTGGTGTACATTACTTTGTTGTCTTGTGTGATAGACCAGGTCTCTATCGTGGTCTTTTCCAGGTCCTTGTATATCCCCGTCATGGTGTTGTCAGCGAGCGGGATATACATAAGACCAGAGCCGACCAGGCTTGATCCGACATTGAATAGATTAGCCTTGTCGCCATCAATAGCTATCTGAAAAACTCCATTAGTGATGCGGTCCGTTGAAAACTCATATTTATCGAGCTCCATAGCACCGTAGCCATGCAAGTTAGAAACGACCCAGCATTGCGCAGAGGCTGCCAACGGTGACATCATGGCAATACCAAGAATTAAGCTTCTCACAACTTCTCCTAGATGTATTTGATGCGTCCTTCGACGACGACGCCAATAATCTTGCAATTCCCATTGATAGGAATAAGGGGCCATGATGGATTGAGGCCTTTCAGATACTGCTGCCCGCCATCGATAACCAGCTTTTTAAACGTAGCCTCATTAGCATCAAGGAGCTTCGCTACCACAAGGCTGCCGTTCTTGGCTTCACGCCCGGTATCTACCAGCACCAAATGCCCTTCAGGGATACTTTGGCCCACTGGAGACGTCATAGAGTCACCTTCGACACGAAGCCAAAACCCATCTCCAAGAAGATGCGTGTCTGACTCGATCCACTCACTTATTTGACTCAGGTCATAAGGCTCGCAGGCCTCTGACCATTCACCCGCGCTAACCCAGCTGATCAATGGATATTTCCCTTTCGGCTCATTCTTCCCTACGAATGTAACATTAGAATGCCCCGTCCCATCAAGTAGCCATTCTGCTGATACACCCAAAAAGGATGCCAATTCCGGCAAGTAACGAGGGCGCTTAGTCTTCCCTCCTTCAAGTTGTTCAATAGCTTGCTGTGAAGTTCCTACTTTTTCGGCCAGCTCTGTCTGAGTCAGTCCAAGCTGCTCTCTTTTAGCCTTAACGCGGCTCGCGATGCTCATATTTCACCTCAGTTATTGACCCCCTGATGCTTACAAGAAATCCTGTATTTGACAAACAAGATATTTTGTAATTAAATACAAGAAAGTTTGTTGGAGGAACTGCAATGCAAACTATCAAAGAGCGCTTAAAGAAAAAGCGACTTGAGCTCGACATGACACAAGCCGAGTTGGCCGAGAAGGCCGGAGTAAAGCAGCAGTCCATTCAGTTGATTGAGGCAGGAGTTACTAAACGCCCCCGTTATCTGTTTGAACTGGCTAACGCACTCGGATGTGATCCAGCCTGGCTCTTATACGGAAAGAAGCCCGGTAAAGCAGCATAGCAACACCGCTCTTTAACAATTAGCTCGCCAGCCTGTTACGGGATGGCAAACACAACCGCATCAATGGATGCGAATAAACAAATTTAACTAACAGGAATTATCACAAATGGAAGACTTAACAACACGCAACAAAGCCAGCGCTCGAAAAATTGAGAGCTGGATTCTAAACCGCATCGCGATTCTCGGAACCACTCAGGTGGCTGAGCATCTCGGGGTGAACAAGTCATCCGTCACTCAGTGGAAAAAGCACTACATCCCACGCATGGCTGCTCTTCTTGAGTTCATTGGATACGCCATTACTGACGATGACATTTCTCGTGTTGTGGTGGGACTGGCAGATCTGCTGGAGGAAAGGGGATTAGGAAAGAAAAAGCGCCCTGCGGTAACAGAGCGCTCTGACCAAATCCAGATGGATTTTTAACAACATTTCACGAGGTCAATTATATGCGAAACAAAGGCTTTCATCCACATGAAACGCATAAAGATGTGAAGCGTTCACGCTACCTCCAGTCTATCGACAGAGAAACCACCCTGCATTTTGCGTCAGTAGCCAGAACTGAGCTGTTCAAAGCTGAGGCGCGGAGTTTATTGCCTCAGTTACCGAAAGAAGAAGGGTTCACTTTCATCCCTAATGCCTTCCTGGAAAGGCTTCTGAAAGAGGATCTATCGGTCGCGCAGTTCAATTCAGTTTTAGCCATTTTCCGTCAAGGCAGGTAGCGATGAGCAATACAGCAAGAGTCTACGATTTCAGCGCCGCACACGAGCGCAGGAGTTCACGGATGGAAAACCAAAAGCAGGGGCATTTTGCCTTGTTCAGGAGCCTTCTGTCCAAGGATTGGGCCAATGACACTGCCAAGTTCTCCCTTTGGGTGAGGATCATCGGAATGGCTCAATACAAGCCCCGTACCGTCGATTTTGACGGGGTAAAGTGGGATTTGCAGCCAGGTCAAATGGTCACGAAGATCCCTTATTTAGCAAGAAAGCTGAAGGACTCTCAGGGCAATGAGAAATCAGCCAAGCAAGTGCGCGACATGCTCGAATTTTTCGCCAAAGAAAAGATGATCACCTTTGCCGGAAACCGCCACGGAACTGTGATTACGGTCATAAATTACACGGATTATCAGGCCGATTTTGAGGTAACAAAGCAGGTAAGTAACGAGGTAACAAACAAACCCAGCAACCACGCGGCCTGTGGCATAGCTGAGGTAACAAAGAAGGTAAGTAACGAGGTAGAGCAGAGTAAGAAGTTATTAGAACAAGAATATAAAAACATTACCCAAACCCACGAAGTGGGCTTGTCTGGTGATGAGAAATTAACACCCCGCCAGAAGGGCACTAATCCCCGGGCAAAGAAAACCAATCCCCGTGCATCAGTCCCAACATTCGACCGGGAGCGCTTCAAAGATACCTGGAACTGCAAAGCCCGTCAGTTCGGCCTCCCTAGCATTCTCAGTATCACCACCACCACCGAGGATGGCATCAAGCGACTCTGGCAGTCCTACCTGAAGCAGTGCAAGGAGCTTGGCAAAGAGCCTCGCGATATTGACACGTTCATCAACGGTTACATCGAGTTTGGCTACAAGCCTACAGACTGGGCTTGCGGAGCAAATCCTACCGGCAAGAAGTACGGCATCGATACCGCGCTCCGGCAGAAAAATATTGACCAGATTCTGGCGGAGGAGGGCTGATGGAAAGTTACGAATTTGAATACCAGCTCATCGGTTCGATGATCATGAAAGGCGACCATATCGACTGCCGCGACATCGCCGGGAAGCTCCCAGCCGTGGCGTTTGATAACTTCCACCTTCGCAGCATGTATCAGGCAATCGTCACGCTGCTGAACAAGGCCGAGCCAATCGACATGTTCACGGTGCAGGGAGCAGTACCGGCGGCTACAAAGGACCTGGTTCTTGATGTCGCTACCAAGACGATTAGCGCCGCAAACATCAGGGGGTGGGCAAAGCGTGTCCGGCAGTGCTGGATGATCCGCAAGGGTGTTGAGGACTTGCAGAACGCGGCAAAGATTCTCGCAGCGGCAGGAACTCACGACATCAACGAACGCATTGCTGAGGCTACCGGCATCGTAGGCAGATTGCAGTTCGAAACCAACGACAGACTGCCACGGCGTATCGCAGATCTGATTCCCGACTATCTGGAGGTTCTGGAAGAGCGCCTGAAGGGTGAGGAGTCCGGGCTGTACCTCAAAACGGGCATTGAGCCGATGGACGCGGAGTACGGCGGATTTGACCGAACTGACCTGATCGTCATCGCCGGCCGACCTGGCATGGGTAAGACCGAGCTGGCAATCAACATCGCCAACTCAATCGGCCGGCAGAAAGGCGTTGGGCTTCTGATCTCGATGGAGATGTCTGAAACGCAGGTCGTTGAGCGTCATATAGCTGACCGTGGAGGCTTGTCAATCGGAGCGCTACGTAACCCTTTGGGAATGAGGCAGGAAGATTACACGAAACTGACAGCGGCTACAGGGATGCTTCTGGACGAAGATAACCACGTCCTTACCGGCTCGTTCACCACGGACGAAATCATCAGCCATGCAGAACGGATGAATATGGACGGCGGACTTAGCTTTCTCGCCATCGACTACCTGACGCTTATCGACATGCCTAAAGCCGAGCGTTCTGACCTGGCGATTGCTGAGGTTACCCGCAAGATGAAGCAGTTCTGCCTGCGAAACAAAGTGCCTGTAGTCCTTTTGGCGCAGCTAAACCGCAACGTTGACGGGCGAGGAGACAAGCGACCAAACATGGGTGACTTGGCTGGCTCAAGCTCCATCGAAAAGGATGCAGACGTCATCATCTTCCCGTACCGCGATGAGGTCTATAACGAAAACAGCGACCTGAAAGGACTCGCAGAAATCATCGTCGGGAAATACCGCTCCGGCCAGCCAAAGACCTTCTACATGGAATGGCGCAACGGCCACTTCGTGAACATCGATCAGCAGGATGCAGCCAACCGCTTTGCAGAGAACGAGCGACAGGCTGCTAAATCCAATTCCTCCAACTGGAGAGGCTAAATGAAACGAATTTCCTACCTTCAGCAAATCATTAGCTACATCGCAGAGCATCCAGGCTGCCACTCAACCGACATTATCGCCGGTACCGGGCTGAATAAATCAACCGTCAACGGCACGCTTAGCAGGCTCGTAATCGACCAGCGTGTCCGGCGTGAAGGATTTGAGAAGCAGTACCGCTATATCGCCGTAGATAAACCGGCCCCAAACGGCAGGGTGAAGCCCGAGCCAAAAGCTGAAGGGGTAAACCTCCACGCCATGTTTAACAGCCTGCTCATGGCAGCCCGGGAGAACAGAGCATGAACGAAGCTCGCAACACCCGTGAAATCATTGAGCAGGAATATGCAGAATTTCCGGAGACCATCCTTAACGCTGAACTCTGCCGCGCAATGGCCCGCATCGAAGGCCGCAGCATCAAGCAGGCACTGAAGGCATTCGCCCGCGACCGTATCAGCAAGGTCGAATCTAAGCCCCTCAAAGGCGCTCTGGAGCAGATGGCAGTCAGCATGTTTCCTGAGACTGAGATAGCCCGTATTCGTGCCTGTGTAGGCCGTATGGAGTCGGCGCTGGTCAAGACATTCGGAGTGAAGAGAGCATGAAGAAACTCACGAAGGCCCAGCGCGCTTTCCTCATCTCCATCCACAAAGGCGCAGTAGAGCGCAATTCAGCCCACACCATCGGCAACACATTAAACAAACTAGGCCTGCTCAATTACTCCTACGGCACTCGTCAGTGGTACGTAACAGCAGCAGGCATTGAGCAGATTTCGAAGGGGGAATAATAAGATGAACAAAGAGCAGGCTTGTGAATTTATGTTCGGCAAGTACCGCCCGGACGACATGAAAAGCAACGAAGGCAAGACTGAATATTTGATGCGTGTGCTTGCTGAGCGTGACCAACTGGCGGCGGAGAATGCGGCGCAGCGTGAATACCGTCCACAACCGAGTGGTGCGGCGATGATGGAGGCTCTTGATGCGTTCTATGAGTACCACGAGGATGTGCCAGAGCAGGGAATGATGGCGGCATTTGAAATCCTTTGCTGCAAACGACCTCAAGCTCTCGCTACCGACGCCTGGCAGCGCGAGCAGATGGCGAGGGGTGTGGAGGCGTTTGCCACCGCGCAGAGGGATTTGGCCGGGCGGCACCCAGGGTCAACAAGTGCCGCGTACCGCTCTGATATCGCATCGACGGCTACTGTGTTTGCAGCCCATCTGCGCAACGGGGAGGCTGTATGAGCGACAAATACGCAGCGCTGATAGCAGCGAAACCTTATGCGTTACGATTTTCTCGGCTTTGGGAAAGATACGATGAAGCCTGTCACGGCAACGCCGAGCATATGCGCGACATTCTGGAGCTAACTCTTGACGCACTAGAAACCGCCGAGCGACGTATTGTGAACTCTGACCGTGACGTACTGGCCCTGCTGGCAGAGCGTGATGCTGATAAAGCGAAGATAGCTGAGCTGGCAGAGAGCCACAGCAAGCTTCGAGACACATTGGCGGCCATTCACAACACAATCAGAATGGATGGAGGCTATACACCACTGGCAGCAATTCTCAACGCCTCCAAACGAGCGCATGAAAAATCCGCCGCTGCCGCTGCCGCCGCTGGCATCAGCCTGAAGATTGAGGGGGAGTGAGTATGTCCGATCGCCTGGTTATTTTTCTCGTAATCGTACTTATCGGTTTAGTAAGCACCCCTGTTTCAATGGCATTGGCTGACCTTGATGTTCCAGATTGGGCTTTGTTTTCCGGTCATGTGAGCATGTTTTTAGCAGGGCTTATCTGCGCAGAAATTGGAAGGAGGACTAACCCATGACACTGAGCAAAGAAAACATAACCGCAGTAACTGACTTGAAACCAGGTTATTCGCTGGGCGTTGCTGATGTCGCTATATTGCACGAAATGGCCGCCGAACTGCTGGAGCGCCGGGAGCGGGATAAGCAGGAGCCTGTAGCGTGGATGACTACCCGGGAAGGTGATGCCAGTTTCCCGCGGCTTCACAAAGAAGAGTCTCAGGCAGATTATTGGGTAGATTACTGCAATGTTGGACCATCCATCATAAAACACGCGCTCTACGCCACGTCACCAGCGCCGGCAGTCACCGCAGGGCCTGTGCTTTACATGAACCGTTTCTCAGGAGCGTGTTTCACTCTGGAGCAGCAACCAGATGCAGCCACCGATACTGCTGTCTATGTGCCGCTGTATGCCGAGTCTCAGTCGTTCGGTAACACCGAACAACTCAACTATCCGGATATTCCGGATGGTTACGCACTGGTGCCTATTGAGCCTACTACTGAGATGTGTAAGGCATTCGATTATTCAAATGCATGGAAAGAGGTTGATTTTTGGGAAGGTAGCTTTGACCTCGCGAGCGGATGGAGAGCCATGTTAGCCGCAGCACCGAAGCAGGAGAGTGAGTGATGGACGTCAAAGAGAAGATTTTGCAGGTCATGCGTGCACGCGCTGCGCAGGAAGAAAAAGTGCTAGGCGGTCGATACGCCTTCACAATGGCCACATGGAGTCTGCGATTAGCGATGGAGTCTGCCTTTCCGGATGAGGAGTGGAAATCGGCGGAACTCCGTGAGGTGCTTATTGAACTGGCAAAAGAAGGGTTAGTGTCCAAGGATACGTACCGCAGCCGCATTGGACAGGCAGTATGGAAGCTTGAGGTGCGTGATGCCTAAATCTCCAGCCAGGCGCAAAGCATAAAACAGGCCCTTCGGGGCCTTTTAGTTTCTGCATTTTCACCGCATAGGTTATACTGCTACGGTAATGTTTTGTTGCCATAGCAAGGGCTCTATTAGGGGTCTGCAACTATTAGCATCAATGTCGGACTGGGGAGTTGGACATTGTGCTGAATTCTTTGCATTACTGAGGCCGGACGTATACCTTCAAAATCGAAGAGATGCGTTCGGCTTCTTTGTTTCTGATGTGCTGAAAATAGGTTATAATTACCATGCACAGAGCCTGAACAACTTTGTGCATGGAGTCTGAACAACTCCTCCGGCCCGAACAGCCATAGCTCGTGTGTCATAGATGAGAACATATCTATGACGCAACTGAACGCAACATCTCTCCTGTCACAGATGACGAAAGTCACCTGCGATTTTCTGCATTCTGCGTTACCTCTCGGGGGTGGCGTATGAATCTCCCGAAAGACGGCATCAAGCTACATCGTGGCAACCTGAATGCTATAACCCAGCATCTACACCCACTCCTGAACGACGGTCAATGTTTCCGACTTCAACTCAAGCCTTGGCGTGAGAAACGCAGTCTTTCTCAAAATAGCCTTAGCCACGTTTGGTACGAGGAGATCAGTGCATACCTGATCGCTTCCGGCCGCACTGACGCCACCAAGGAATGGGTAAAGCGAAACCTAAAAAAGACCTTTCTCGGGTACGAAGACGTTGAATACACCGACTTCACTACCGGGGAGAAAACGGTAGAACGCCAACTCCGCCACACCTCCGATCTTGATACCGGCGATATGCACCACTTCATGTGCCAGGTGGAGCGGTGGTGTGCGCAATTCGGTCTCGTCCTGACCATCCCTCAAAGCAGCGAATTCCAGGTGCTGCGCGAAAAACAAGACCAGTAAGGAAAGCTCATGGCACTCAAAAGAGATAAACACGACTCCATTTTTTCTGAGCTGGTTCGCGAACGCGCTAACTGGTGCTGTGAAAGTTGCGGTCGTGATTTCAGCACAAACCGCGCATCACTCCATTGCTCACATATCAACGGTCGCCGCCACACCTCTACCCGCTGGCACCCCCTCAACGCGCTGGCCCACTGTGTTGGCTGTCATCGTCGTTTAGGTGAGGAGCCGATCCAGTTCGCCCGCCACGCTGAGTATGAATACGGTGCTATGACTGTTGAGCAGGTGGCCCGCGCCGCGCTGCACCCGATGAAGATTAAGCCGTGGCAGAAAGAGGAGATGTACCAGCACTACAAGCAGGAACTGGCAAGGCTGAAAGCTCTCCGCATCACCGGAATGCTTGGCCGCATCGAGTTCACCGCACCTGACTGGTATCAGCAGAGCATAACCTTGCGAATGGGAGAGGCCGCATGAGCATCGAAACCATTTACTGCATCGGCTACGTGGCTCTCATCGCCGCGCTGGCTATTGGCGACTTCCTGTATAGCCGGAGGGTGGCGCAATGAACCGATCCGAAATCGAGCGCTACCAGCGTGAATCCATCCTACGCACCGGATTCGACATCAACAGACGCGGCCCGGGTGGCACAGCACAGCAGATTATCCGCAACAGTGAGCGCCGAAAGGCAGAGAGAAAGAAAAAGCAGGAGATCCCAGCATGAAAATTGAGTTAACCGCAGAGCAATATCGCTGGATTGATGGCTGGCTCCAATTGTGGGGGGCATGGGTTCAGACCGGACGCATCGATAAGTCGATGATCAACATGATTGCAAAATTTATGGCTACCGTTGAGCCACAGCAGACAAACCGCCCTGTATGCAGCGACGATGACGGCATGCTGATAAGCCAGGTTATTGGGTCTCACCTGAAGGCCATTGACGAAAACGCCTACAAGATGTTGCTGGCGTATTACGTGTACCAGTCCAGCGAAATCCGGATCGCCTCATGGCAGCACGCAATCGCCTGTCCTCGTCTGATGAAGACGCGCGGAGGCAACCAGTATAAGAAACCCAGCATCTCAACCATAAGGCGTGAAGTGAAAGACACACTCAACGCCGCGCTATTCTGCCTGCACCAACCAATGCAAAAAGCGTTCATCGTTCGCGATAATGCGAAGAAAATCGCAAAAAATGTTGTTAACGAGCTTGCTTTTTAATGAACAAATGAGCAGAATAAATCGTATATGTTGCCATTCTTGTGTGTGACATGACATTTTGAATCAATAAAGCCTCGGTTAAATGCCGGGGCTTTTTTATTGCAACAAATCCCGCCAACTGGGATAGGCCGTAGAGCCCACTTCGACCCCTCACATTTCCAGTTTCGCCACTGGCTTTTTTATTCATAAGCGTTGATCTCTCAGCGCCAGAAAGCACAAAGCCCGCACTAGGCGGGCTCGTGAATATGGGCGGCAAGAATCTGCGCTAACAGATTCCTGCCATCTTGCTCATGGTTTGACTCACGAACAAAGACCGAAGGCCCACACCGTCTGATCAGACACGGTGACCTTAAATCGGATTTGTTCAGCTCTCAATTACCTGTATTCCTAAATATGAACAAATCCCCTCTCTGGGGGTGGAAATGAACAAGATGCCATACAAAAGCGATCCGAACTTCTGGTCGATCCTAATCGCTTTCGGCATGACGATCATCGGCGCAATAGCAAGCTACTCATTTAAAGTTCTTGGCGGCGAGGTGTTCAGCTGGCGGACATTGTGCCTTCAGCTAATCGTGTCGATATTCGCCGGATTGACTATGGCTTTAATTGCAGTGCACTACAGCTGGCCTCCTGAAGTTATGGGCGCTACGTGTGGGCTTGCTGGTTGGGCCGGCTCCTCCTTCATCAAGTCTCTTGAAAAGCGCTTCTTAAGCAAAGTTTCCGGGAAGGAGGAAGCTAATGACTAAAGAACAATTCATGAAGGCGGCCGGGGTAAGCGCCATCCTGGCTGATAAGTGGTACTCCCACATCGTTGCGACGATGCAAGAATTTGGCATTAGCACGCCAAAGCGGCAGGCTGCCTTCATTGCCCAGATCGGGACTGAATCAGGTGGCTTTCGCTCAGTTCAGGAATCTCTGAACTATTCAGTTGAAGGTCTGACTATCTTCGGCAACCGACTAACGGCAGCCCAAAGACAGCAGTTAGGTCGCAAGCCAGGAGAGCCAGCGCTGTCAGCGGCACGGCAGGCGGCAATAGCAAACCTTGTTTACGGTGGGCGTTATGGCAACAACCTGAATGGTGACGGCTGGAAATACCGTGGCCGCGGGCTGAAGCAGGTAACGTTTAAGGCGAATTACGAAGAATGTGGAAAGGCACTTGGGCTGGAACTGGTCAATAATCCTGACCTGCTCCTTGACCCTCGAAATGCAGCTCGATCCGCAGGATGGTTCTGGAAGGCCAACAACCTGAACCGCTTTGCAGATAACGGTGACTTCAACGGACTGACAAAGGCAATCAACGGTGGCCTGAACGGTATTGATGACCGCCGGGCGCGACTAAAAGTTGCGGAGGGAGTTTTATGTTAAGCCTCTCAATGCTCAGGAACTACATCCCGATACTCTTCGCGGTAATCATCTGCTTTTTCCTTTACAGCCTTTACAACACAAATCAGCAACTTCGGCTTGTGAACGAAGGGCTTGTGAAGGAAGACAAAGCCAAGGCTGACAGGATTGAAAACCTGCGCAGCAAGAATGATGACTTTGCCAACACCTTCGCAAACTTCACTAAGGCGCTTGAGCGCACTAATCAGATCGCAGAAGACGAAAGGCTTCGTCGCAATCTGGCCGAACAGAAAAACCAGAGGCTTCAGGATGAGATTAAGCAGGCACTCAAAAATAATCAGTGCAGCATCATCCCTGTGCCTGATTCTGTCGTTGACGGCCTGCGCCAGCAAGCAGACAGAGTACGAAATGGTGAAGTCTCTACAGGCTCCAATACCGACAAGCCTGCTAAGTGACTGCTTCACTCCTGAAGTGCCGCAGGGGATGACATTCGGTGACAGCGTAATCCTTAACTCTAAGCTTTTGGACGCTCTTGATGACTGCAACGGGAAGATAACCTCTATCAGGATCATCGAGGAGGAAAGGCTGAGGGCTCAGAAATGAGTAAAAGAGAGCGAGAGATTACGCTGCTGTACGGCATGTCGATAATCCGGGATGACGTTCTCAATCATACCCTGCCTAAAGTAACGGCAAAAGACCGTGCGCTAATGGCTGCACACTTTATGGCGAAGTGGGCTGTAGTGCTATGCCTGTTTGCGTTGCCTGCGGTCACCATCGCCAGCCTTTTTCAGTGATAAAACTGCAAGCGGTAGGCAAGCTGTTATTAAACGGAAGCCCTTACGCAGACGCACCGGCAAACACCACTTTCAGCATGTTCGTTATCGGAAGCTAAGAGGAAAAATAATGTCAATCAAACGTCACCAGTTGCCGCTGTACAAAGGCAAAGATCATCAAGTCCGCGCCCTGAAGATTAAAGAAATCCATCAGGATCCGGACGGCGCTGCATACCTCACGCCGGAAGACGAGTCCTACCCGCAGTTTCAGGTATCTGCTGAGTTCATGAGCCAGAACAAGCCGAAAGAAGGCGGGTACTACGTCGAGTCGGTTGATGGTCAGCCGTACTACGTCGAAGCGAAAGACTTCACCAAAGAGTACTCACTGCTGAAGTGATCATTACAGAGCATCTCAAGGGGTGCTCGATAATGACAAAGGAGACCACCATGTCCGATGTAACCGCACAAACCGATCTGACCTCACAGCAGCAATTGCGACTCGAAATCCTGTCACTTGTTCAATACGACACTGCTGCAGCCAAGAAGGCAATCGACGATATCGCAGATGACCCGCTGAAGCTTGAGCTATTCAAGCGCCAGTACACCCTGGCACAAAGCGAACCCACTGCAGTATCCCGCACAACCAAAGCGCTACAGGGCATGAAAGAAGCTCTGCCGCTGTTTGAGTAAGAGAGAAACCTGATGGCTGAACTCAACGAACAACAAGAGCGATTCTGTCAGGAGTACGTGATTGATCTGAATGCAACACAAGCGGCGATACGCTCAGGCTATAGCGAGAAGTCTGCCAAGTCGATTGGTCACGAAAACCTGACTAAACCGCACTTGCGGGCAAGAATCACTGAATTAGCAAAAGAGCGTAACGCCGCTGTAGGCCTCAGCGCAGAGTTTGTAATTGAAGGGGTGATTAAAAACATCCGTCGGTGCGAGCAGGCTGAAATGGTTTACGACAAAAAGGGTGAGCCAGTGATGGTTGAAACACCCGATGGAATTATGTCGCCAGTCTACAAATACGATGCCAACGCAGCGCTGAAGGGCTACGAACTGCTTGGCAAGCATCTGAAGTTGTTCACTGACAAGGTAGAGCACTCAGGTAGCATCGAGACAATGTCTGACGAAGAACTTAATGCAAAACTCGCGAGGCTTGTAAATGCACAATCTGAAGCGCGAGGAGAAGCTTGAGTTAATCCGCCTGCTGGAAGAGAAAGCCCGCCGTGCAGATGTGTACCGGTACCGGAATTATTTTGAGACTCGTTATGCCTGGCAGCGCAAATTCATATCTAAGACCGCAGATTTCAGGCAATGCGCACTCATCGCCGCTAACCGTGTTGGCAAGACTGATACGGCAACTTACATCGACGCCATCCATTTGTTGGGGGAGTACCCTGAAGGCTGGGAAGGCCACAGGTTCGACCATGCACCGCTGATGTGGTGCCTTGGATATTCTGGGGAGAAGTGCCGAGACCTGCTTCAGGCTGCCATTCTCGGCAAGAAGGTAAACGGTGAGTTCAGCGGCGGGCTTATACCGGCAGATCGCATTGTATCGACTGAGCCAATGACCGGCACGCCAAACGCTGTACGCTCAGCTTATATCCGGCATAGCAGCGGTGACCTCAGTAAGGTGCAGTTCTGGTCATACACTCAGGGGCAGCACGCACTGATGGGTGATGACATCGACTGGTTCCACATCGATGAAGAGCCAGAGGACCAGACAATCTATCCGCAAGTACTGACTCGTACCGCCACAGGCGATAAAGGCCGCGGCGGTCGTGGCATCCTGACGTTCACGCCGGAGAACGGGCGCACAGAACTGGTTATCAAGCTATTAGACGACCCAGCCGACTCGCAATTCTGCATGAACGTTGGCTGGGATGACGCCCCGCACCTCACTGAAGAGACTAAACGGAGTCTTCTGGAGTCTTATCCGCCTCATCAGCGCGACATGCGAACCAAGGGCATTCCAATGCTGGGGCAGGGGCGGATATTTGACTTCAGCGAAGACCGTATCACCTGCGAGCCATTCCCGATACCCAAGCATTACATGGTTATCGATGGGATGGACTTCGGATGGGATCACCCTCAAAGCCGAGTGCAACTTGCTATCGACATGGACAGCGAGACCTTCTACGTCACCAAAGCATGGAAGGCCAGCAAGACCTCACCCGCTGAAGCCTGGGGCGCTACTAAGTCATGGGCTAATCGTGTGCCTACCTCATGGCCTCAGGATGGCCTACAGACAGAGAAAGGCAGTGGGTTGCAGCAGAAGTCCTACTATGCCGATGCTGGATTCCTGATGCTTCCAGAGCCTGCACAGTGGCCCGACGGCTCTAGGTCAGTTGAGGCCGGTTTGTTTGAGCTTCACGACCTGATGAGTTCAGGCCGATTCAAAGTATTCGCCGGTCTGCGTGACTGGTTCGAAGAATTCAACTTCTATCATCGTGACGACAAGGGGCGCATCGTGAAGATCCGTGATGACCTCCTCGACGCCACGCGGTATGCCTACATGATGCGGCGATTTGCCAAGCGCTACGGCGATATTGGCATCGTTAAAGAAAAAGTAATGCCTGCACCAATTCGCCCAATCTCCCGGAGTAGATAAATGGCCGATACCAATGAGAAATTGCAGACCATTCTCCGGAAGTTCGACCGGGACTGGTCGGCAAGCGACGAGGCCAGGACAGAGGCAAGCAACGACTTATTCTTCTCCCGAGTATCACAATGGGATGACTGGCTGAGCGACTACACAACGCTGCAGTATCGCGGACAGTTCGATGTTGTTAAGCCGAAGGTTCGCAAGCTTGTTGCTGAGATGCGTAAGAACCCCGTCGACGTGCTGTATAAACCGAAGGATGGAGCCAGCCCTGACGCTGCTGACATCCTGATGGGCATGTACCGCACAGATATGCGGCACAACACCGCGAAGATATCTGTCAACGTAGCAGTTCGTGAGCAGATAGAGGCTGGCGTCGGTGCCTGGCGTCTGATTACAGAATACGAAGACCAGAATCCTACCAGCAATAACCAGATAATCCGGCGCGTTCCGATTCACGAGGCGTGCTCCCATGTCGTGTGGGACAGTAACGCCAAGCAGCTCGACAAGAGCGATGCGCTGCACTGCACCATCATCAGCGCGATGAGCAAAGATGGCTGGGATGCGTTTGCTGAAGAGCATGGTCTTGATGCTGATGACTATCCTACCTTCCAGTCTCCTTCCTCCAACTGGATATTCCCCTGGGCAACCAGCGAGACATTCTATGTCGGCGAATACTATGAGGTGGAAGAGAAGAAAGAGACGGTATTCATCTATCAGGATCCGCTGACAGGTGAGCCAGTTAGCTACTTCAAAGCAGATATTAAGGACGTTATCGAGGAGCTCGCAGATAAGGGAATGGTGAAGATTGGTGAGCGCAAGGTTAAGCGCCGCCGGGTATACAAAAGCCTCATCACCATGACCGAAATCCTGAAAGATCGTGAGCGCATTGCTGGCGAGCATATCCCTGTCGTGCCGGTTTATGGCGAGTGGGCATTTGCTGGCGATAAGGAAGTTTATGAGGGCATCGTTCGCGGCACCAAAGACGGACAGCGTCTGCGCAACATGATCATGTCTTTCAATGCTGACATTGTGGCCGTGACGCCTAAACGCGTGCCTTACTTCTATCCTGAGCAGGTGGCAGGGTATGAGCAGATGCACGACAGCGGGAACGCCTATCGCTACAAGCTAATCAACCGCACTGATGAGAACGGAGCAGACCTGCCACCGGGGCCTATTCAGTTTGAGGAGCCAGTGCAGGTTCCTCAAGCCAATGCCTACATGCTGGAAGCAGCAACAAATGCTGTTGAGCAGACAGCCAGTGTGGGGGTCGATGCAGAGGATATCGGCGGCCGGCAGGTGGCTTTCGATACCGTTAATCAGATCAACATGCGTGCTGACCTGGACACCTACGTGTTTCAGGACAACCTTGCTACGGCTATGCGTCGTGACGGCGAGATTTACGCTGCGATGGTCAGCGATATCTACGACGTGCCGCGCAATGTCACCATGACTCTGGAAGATGGCAGCGAGAAGGAGGTTCAACTCTATTCACAGGAACTAGACCTTCAAACCGGTAGCATCGTAACGCTCAACGATATCCGTGGCCGCTATGAGTGCTACACGGACGTTGGGCCGTCGTTCCAGTCGATGAAAGACCAGAGCCGGGCGCAGCTGGCAGAGCTGCTTAATGCGCCGGGACTCATGCAAGCCAACCCTGATATGTGGAATGTGCTGCTTCTTCAGTTCCTCGAACTGCTGGACGGTAAGGGCATGGATATCACCCGTGATTACGCCAACAAGCAGCTCGTGGTCAGAGGTCTGAAGCAGGCAGAAACGCCGGAAGAGCAGCAGTGGCTGATGGAGGCTCAACAGCAACAGGAGCAGCCAAACCCTGAACAGCTCGTTGCCCAAGGCCAGTACATGGCCGGACAGGCAGAGCTAATCAAAGCACAGAACGAGGACAAGAAGATCGCAGTTGAAGCGGCCAAGGTTGAAGCTCAGAACCAGCTTGCAGCAGCTAAGATTGCCGAAATCCTCAACGGCGTCGACCTGGATAAGCAGAAGGAATTCCGCCAGGCGCTTGAAACCATCTCCAAATTCCAGCAACAGAGCAGCAATGATGCACGCGCTAATGCTGAGTTAATCCTTAAAGGCAACAGTCAGGCGCACACCCAGCGCATGGACGTTGCCAACATCCTGCAATCGCAGAGACAAACTTCACCCTCCGGCGGCGTAGCCGAGACACCTCAATAAGAGAGAGTTAATCATGACCGATACCACCGAAATTCAGGTAACTGAAGACTCACCCGCGCACGTCGATAATGCGGCGGCATCCGCAGTCGATACAGCATCACATGCCAGTGGCGATGGTGTGCACGATGAAGGCTTCGAGATTGTCCTGAAGGACGATGAGACCAAACATAAGCAGGATCCGGCACTCAATGCGCAATTCGCACAGCGCCGCCTTGAGCGTAAGCGTCAGCGTGAGCTTGAGCAGCGGGCTGAAGCGGTACAACGCGGAGAGATTCCGGAAGACCTGCGGGTAAAACCTGAGTTACCAGCACAGCCAGACTACAACGACTTCTTCTCAGACGAAGCGCTGGAGAAATATGGTTGGGACACAAACCGTGCGCAGGCAGCCTTTAACCAGGCCAACAATGACTGGCACATGAAAGCGCTGGATGCCCGCAGTAATGCGGTGGCAGAGCAGGGACGCAAGACTCAGGAGTTTACCCGACATTCAGCACAAATCGTTGAGGCAGTACGTAAGCACTATGATGCGGCAGAGAAGCTAAACCTGCCTGATTATCAGGAGAAAGAGGAGGTGTTCCGGCAGGCTGTCCCGCCTGATGTGGATACAACCATTATGGACCTCTTCCCTGAGAAATCGGCAGCGATCATCTATCACCTGGGGTCAAACCCGGAGAAATTACGCCGCATCTTAGCGCTGGACGGTCAGCGTGCGCTCATCGAACTCACTAGGTTATCTGAACAATTAACTCTCAAGCCCCGTGCTAATGCGAGATCTAACGCCCCGCAGGCAGATGAGCCTGTGCAGGGAAGTGTTGCCGCTGCGAACGTATCAGCCATTCAGAAGAAGATGGATGAAGCAGCGAAGAAAGGCGACACAGAAGCTTATCGCAAGTACAAAGCCCAGCTTAAAGGAATCAAATAATGGCTCTTAATGAAGGTCAAATGGTAACTCTCGCAGTAGACGAGGTTATCGAAACAATGCAGAACATCATGCCGATGGTTAGCAAGGTGGAAAAGTACACTCCGCCTGGACGTGAGATGCAGCGTGGCGATAACACGATCTGGATGCCTATCGAGCAGGAAGCCCCGACTCAGCGCGGGTGGGACCTGACCGACAAGGAAACCGACCTGCTGGAGTTGAACGTCAAAGTAACGCTCGATGATCCGGATAATGATTTCTTCGAACTCCGTGCTGACGACGTCCGCGACGAAAGCACCTATCGCCGCCGCATTGCTGCCTCAGCGAAAAAACTGGCTAACAATGTTGAACTCGATATCGCCCGCACCGCGGTTGATATGGGATCCCTGATCGTTACCAGCACCACTAACCTCTCTAACACAAACACTGGCTGGAACTTCATCTCTGAAGCCGAGACGCTGATGTTTGCCCGAGAGCTGAACCGGGATGCTGGCCTGACCTATTTCTTTAACCCAATCGACTACAACAAAGCCGGCCAGGATCTGATTAACAAAGATTTCTACGGCCGCGTCCAGGATGATGCCTACCGCAATGGCACCATCCAGAAGCAGGTGGCCGGTTTTAACGACGTTATGCGATCCCCTAAACTGCCTACGCTGGTTGGCTCCACCGCGACGGGTGTAACAGTTTCTGGCGCACAGAAGTTTAAGCCGCAAGCATGGCGTTTAGATGAGCAGAACAGCCGTGAGAACGTGGACAACCGTTTCGCGGTGGTGAACGTAAGTTCAGGTACAGGCTTCAAGCGCGGCGATAAGATTTCCTTTACTGGCGTTAAGTTCTTGGCACAGATGGCGAAAAACGTACTGGTTCAGGACGCGACATTCTCTGTCGTGGCTGTGAACGGAAATGCTCTCACCATTACGCCGAAGCCGATCGCACTGGATGACACCTCGTTAACCGCTGCTGAACGTGCTTATGCGAACGTTAATACCTCACTGGCAGCCGGTGCGGCAATTAACGTTCTGAACACCGACACCGCGCCGACCAACGTGTTCTGGGCTGATGACTCTATCCGTCTTGTGTCTCAGCCTATCCCGCTGAACCACAGCCTCTTCTCAGGCATGAAGTCCGAAAGCTTCAGCATCCCGGGTACCGGTCTGAATGGCGTTATCGCCTTCCAGGGTGATATCTCTACGCTGGGCGGTAAGTGCCGTATCGCGCTGTGGTACAAGTCCACCGCTGTGCGTCCGGAAGCTATCGGCGTTGGCCTGGCGAATCAGGACGTTGCAACCGCCATTGAAGGCTGATGATAAGGGGCTTCGGCCCCTTTCTTACTGGAGAACATCATGAGCACAATGCTTTACAAAGAAGGCAAGGGGACGCGTGTCTGGGGCAAGCAGTACAATACCATCGTAGTAAAGGATTCGGACGTTGATTCGCATCTTGCCGAAGGCTGGCATAAACACCCTGACGATGTTCATGTTATGAAGGCTGAACAACCCAAAATCAAGCGCACCCGCAAGACCAATGCCGAAGCGGCTGAAGAGGTAGATGATGAGCATGTCGACGAAGGGCGATCTGGTTCTGGCGGCACTTCGGAAGTTGGGAGTGGCGTCTGATGCCACATTGACCGACGTCGAGCCGCAGTCAGTCGAAGATGCTGTTAACGACCTAGAAATTATGATGGCGGAGTGGTATCAGGACGGTGCAGGCATTATCACCGGTTACGTTTTCTCTTCTGACGAGAATCCGCCGGCGACTGGCGACGAACACGGCATGCGTTCATCGAAGGTGAGTGCTGTTGTTTTCAACCTCGCGGTGCGTATTGCTCCTGACTACGCAGTCGAGCCTTCTGCAAAAATCGTAACGAGCGCCCGAAACGGGAAAGAGCTGCTTTACAAATCAACCGCGCTAACCCGCGCAGAAAGCTCTGGACGTCTTTGTTACCCCAATCGCATGCCAGTAGGTTCCGGAAATCGAGGGGCCACCCTGAGCAACATTAACTTCTACCACAGACGGGAAAAGAAAGATGCCGACAGTTCAACTCCCTCTGATGAAGGGTAACGGTAAAAATCACCGGGACGCCGATTACATCGATTATCTTCCTGTGAACATGCTGGCGACACCGAAAGAGGTGCTCAATAGCAGCGGTTATTTGCGCTCCTTTCCTGGTATATCTAAGCGTGGTGATGTTAGCGGGTCATCGCGTGGTGTAGAGTACAACACCGCTCAGAACGCTGTATATCGCGTCTGTGGTGGTAAGCTGTATAAGGGACAGGAAGAGGTTGGTGATGTCACGGGGGCGGGCCGGGTCTCCATGGCTCACGGGCGAACATCTCAGGCCGTAGGCACCAATGGGCAACTTACTGAGTATCGCTACGACGGCACGACAAAGACAGTATCAAACTGGCCGACAGATAGTGGATTTACTCAGTATGAATTAGGTTCAGTTCGTGACATCACTCGATTACGTGGTCGATACGCATGGTCGAAAGATAATTCTGACTCCTGGTTTATTACTGACCTCGAAGACGAATCACACCCTGATCGTTACAGCGCAGAGTATAGAGCCGAGTCGCAGCCAGACGGGATAATTGGCATTGGGACATGGCGTGATTTCATTGTTTGTTTCGGTTCATCGACCATTGAGTATTTCTCGCTGACAGGAGCTACGACTGTAGGCGCATCTCTCTATGTGGCCCAGCCGTCTCTGATGGTCCAGAAGGGTATTGCAGGGACTTACTGCAAAACCCAATTTGCCGACTCTCACGCCTTTATCAGCCATCCGGCAACCGGAGCGCCATCTATTTATGTGATCGGCTCAGGACAGGCATCTCCGATAGCCACAGCGAGCATAGAGAAGATTCTCCGCTCATATACCGCTGATGAGCTGGCTACTGGTGTCATGGAGACGCTGAGGTCCGACTCGCACGAATTGCTGATAATCCACCTTCCTCGCCATGTATTGGTCTATGACGCGGCCGCAAGCCAGAATGGGCCTCAGTGGTGCGTGCTGAAGACAGGCCTGTACGATGATGTCTACCGGGCAATCGACTTCATGTATGAAGGCAACCAGATAACTTGTGGTGATAAGTCAGAGGCGTTAACAGGACAACTGCAGTTTGATATCAGCAGCCAGTACGACAAGCAGCAAGAGCATTTGCTCTATACGCCGCTATTCCGGGCCGACAATGCCAGGGTATTCGACTTCGAGCTTGAGGCATCAACTGGCGTAGCTCAATACGCAGACCGCCTTTTCCTGTCTGCAACCACCGACGGCATCAATTATGGGCGAGAGCAGATGATTGAGCAGAACGTCCCATTCGTTTATGACAAGCGGGTGCTCTGGAAGCGTGTCGGACGCATACGAAGACTGGTTGGCTTTAAGGTGCGCGTTATAACGAAATCACCCGTAACACTATCTGGATGCCAGATAAGGATTGAGTAATGGCAGATGGTTCACTCAATACCCCGGTGATTGTGCAAGCTACGCGGCTTGATGCCACTATCCTGCCAAGGAATATCTTCAGCCAGTCCTACCTCCTGTATGTGATTGCCCAAGGAACGGACCTTGGCAATGTGGCAGGGAAAGCTAATGAGGCCGGGCAGGGAGCTTATGATGCGCAGGTCAGGAATGACGAACAGGACGTCACACTGGCCGACCATGAGGGAAGGATCACCGCCAACACCAATGCGATAAACCTGCTTGAGGTCAGACTAACAACCGCTGAAGGCAAGATTATTACCCTCCGCAGCGATGTTGATTACCTGCTTGATGAGGTTATCGATATCCAGGCTGAGCTGGTAGCAATTGACGGTCGCATTGGTGCCGCAGAAACAGAAATCGACAACATTCAAGCTGATTACGTATCAAAATCGGTTACTGCATCTCAAACTCTGGCATCACCTCTCAACGTCACCACCTCTTACTCTGTCGGCGGCACAAAGGTCGTAGGCGCACGGCAAGCAGGATGGACTGCCGCGACTGGTGTAGCATTGCTGGGCTCATTCAATGCAAGCCAGGCCTATTCCGCTAGCGCTACTTACACGCAATCGGAGAGTCAGGCTCTGGCAACCGGCCTTCAACAAGCCAGGCAAAGAATCAAGGCACTTGAGGATATGGCTCGGAATCATGGATTAATCGCATGACTTCAATAGACAAAGTTACTGGCTCACAGCTCATGAGGCTATGGGGTGTCACTTCATGGCCCGAAACTGAAGGCGATTACTTGCTTTGGCGCGGGGTTGGAATATTTGTCTGCCTGGATTTTGGCGATCATGTGGACCTGCATATGGCGATGAAGCCGGGTGAGCGCCACCTATGTAGGGATGCCGTGGCGGATGTTCTGGATCTGATTGGCAATCGAGAGATACATGCGGCAATACGTATTGAGCACAAGCAGGTTTGTAATCTGGCTAAAAAGTTTGGGTTTATCGAAACATGGCGCGGAGAGGTCGAGTATGTCGATGACACTCGCGGAAAGTTAATCTTAATGAAGAGGTACGCGCAATGAGCGGCATCACCAAGGGCATCGGGAAGGTCGTCGGATCCATCACAGGTGCAAATCAGGCGGCAGACGCACAAAAGGATGCTGCAAACCAGTCCAATGCGACAAACCTGCAAATATACCGCGAGCAGCAGGCGAGATTGTCGCCATGGTTAACTGCTGGACAAACAGGGCTGGCTGGCTTGCAAGGTATTGCAGGTCAACCGATAGACAGAAACGCTCTGCTGACAAGTTATTTTAACAGCCCTGAGTATCAGCAACTATCAAATCAGGCTCGTTATCAAGGACTTAATGCAGCAGAAGCTACCGGCGGTCTCGGCTCTACAGCTACCGGAAATATGCTTTCGTCCATCGCGCCTCAACTTGGGCAAAATTACCTCAACATGATGACCGACCAGCAGAATAACATGTATCAACAGTTGATGGGGCTATCAAATGTTGGCCTGTCAGCGGCAGGTGCATCTAATGCTGCGGCAGGGAGTTATGCAAATAGTTACGGCGAAAATATGTCTCAGATAGGTGCGGCGAAAGCCGGTAATTACCTCGCTAATGGGAATTCACTAACCAGCGGGCTTGGTTTCCTGTCAGGTACAAGTGCAGGTCAGGAATTGGGCTCCGGTATCGGGAGTATTGTTAAAGGCTGGTTTTAAGGAGGGGGTATGGCGGTTGTTAACCCAATTGATTATAGCGGTGGAAGTGGATTCTTGCAGGGACTGAGAGCTTACAGTGGCATTCAGGAAGTTCAGCAGGCACGTATGGCTAATGAGCAAGCCGCGGCACAGCAGGAAGCACTGAAATCCTTCAACTCTGACTGGAAAGCATCTTTTGGAGATCCACAAAAGATGTCTGAACTCGTCGCTAAATATCCAGCTCAGATGGCAGCCATCAAAGCTGGTATAGGATTTCAGGATGAGCAGCATCAAATGGCGCTGGGAAGCGCAGCTCGAGACCTTCGCATTGCTATGGCATCAGGAAACCCGCAAGCAATTGGGGCAGCCGCATCACGAAATGCCGGGGTGCTAGGCACTATTGGTTCGTCTCCAGAAGACATACTGCAACAATATCAGCAAGACCCTCAGTACCTTGCCCACATTGTAGATGCGGTAGGCTTGAGCGCTCTCGGTCCCAAAGATTACTACAGCGTGACTGGGGATAGAGCAAAGCTTGCCGAGCAGGTCAGAAGCAATCAGGCCGGAGAAGCACTCACTGCGCGAGGTCAGGACATTACTGTTCGCGGGCAAAATATTAGTGCGCAGAATGCAGCGTTATCACGCGAGATTCAAAGGGCAGAGCTGCAGGATAAGGTTCTTGATCGCCAGATTGCGCGTGAAACCAACACGCTGAAGCTTGAGGAACTGAGGCAGAAGCAGACTGATGTGCGACAGAAAGCAGAGGTCGCTCGTGCTGACAGGCAGGCAACGGCGCAGGGTGCAGTCGATACGTTCAGCACTGCTCTTGATTCTCTTGGCGAAATCGAAAAAAGCCCGGGTCTTGCCAAAGCTGTGGGTGTCCGCTCAGCGTTCCCAACCATTCCTGGCTCTGACGCGGCCAACTTCGAAGCCCGTCTTGATACATTCAAAGCTCAGACATTCCTCCCGATGGTAGCCAGCCTGAAAGGCATGGGGGCTCTTTCAGATGCTGAGGGTAAAAAGCTGTCTGATGCTGTAGGGGCGCTTAGTCCGAAAATGAGCGAGGACGCCTTCCGGTCGTCTATTGGCAAAATTCGCACTCAGCTTGAGAGCAAGCTTGGTAACGTCAAAAAACAATTCGACTACCAGGATCCTCCCTCGCAACCCGCCACATCACAGCCGCAGCAGCAGGCTGGCTTTTCTTCACTATGGGGTGACTAATGGCTAAGGCATGGAAAGACGTGCTGGCGTCGCAGCAGTACCAGGCGTTGCCGCCAGAGCAGAAGGCGCAGGCGCAGGAGCAATACTTCATTGAGGTAGTAGCGCCTCAGGCTGGCGGCAACGCACAGCAAGCTAGGCAAGCTTTCTATGCTGCATACCCACTGCCTACGGCACAGGGGAAACAGCCAACCGAGCAACTTGCCTCCCAACCCCAGCCCCAGCAACAGCAGCAAGGCGGCATGATTTCTGATCTAGAGAATGCGGTGGCTGAGACTGGCCGTGGGCTGCTACAGGCTGGCGTAAATGTTGCTAACATTCCTGCATCTATTGCAGATGCGGTTTCCAGCGCAGGCGCATGGGCAGGTCAAAAGCTGGGGTTAGGTGACGGGACATACCAACCAGCTCCGCGTGTAACCACTGAAGGGCTAGCACAGGATTTTGGGATGCAGCCTGGTTCTTTAACCCCTCAGACCACAGAGGGGAAGGTATTTGCCGAGGCATTACCATACCTGACACCAATAGGCGCTGAAAGAGCAGCGGCACAGGGAACAACCATTGCAGGTCGAGTAGCACAGGGAACATCTCGCCTGCTGGCAGAAAACGCAGCAGGTTCTCTGGCTGCCAATAGCGAGCAAAATAACCCTGAGGCTCTCGCAACTGATTTAGCTACAGGCGTAGCGTTAGGCGGCGCGATTAATCAGGTTGGTCGAGTTGCTGGCGCTGCGTATCGCGGCGTGCGTGGGGCTATTTCTCCAGAGGCGCAAGAGGCGATCCGCTTTGCTAACTCTGCAGATGTTCCTCTACATACGACGGATGTACTGCAGCCGAACTCCCGTGTTGGACGCATGGCGCAGACCACCGCTGAAAACATTCCCTTTGCCGGGACAAGCTCAATGCGAGCAGCTCAGCAGGAAGGGCGCAGTCAGCTGGTAAATGAGTTCTCCTCACGATTCGGTGAGTATGATCCGTCAATTGTGATTGGCAGTCTCAAGGCAAAAACTGCAGGCATCAAACGTGCTGCAGGCAGCCGTCTTGAGCAAGTGCAGAATGCGATGACTGGCGTCAATATCCAACCAAGCAGAGCAATTCAGCAGATAGACACGGAGATCGCAGGCCTTCAGAGGCTGGGGAAAGTATCAGACAACGAGACCATATCTAAGCTCAAGGCATATCGTGATGAACTGACCAGAAATGCTGGGTCAAGCGGGCCAATGGCGATGGACTTGCAGCAGCTTAGCGGGCTTCGCAGCCAGTTTAGGCAGGATGTGAAGGGGGAGCGTACGATTCTACCCAATCGCTCAGATGCCGCTATTCAGCGTGTTTATAACGCAATGACTGGGGATATAGATAGTGCCATAGGAACAAGCCTTGGGAGTGATACGCTGAGGCGCTACAAGCAGGCCAATGCCGTATACGCAGACGAGGCCAGTAAACTCCAGAATACCAGACTCAAGAACGTCCTGATGAAGGGCGACCTGACCCCAGAGGTTGTGAACAACATGCTCTTCAGCAAAAACAGGTCAGAAGTGCAGAACCTCTACAATTCTGTTGGTCAGATGGGTCGTGCTCAGATGCGTAACGGCATTATCGGCAAGGCGATGGAGAAATCTGGCGGATCCCCGGACCAGTTCCTGAGGCAAGTTAATCTGATGTCTAATCAGACCGGCATTGCGTTCAAAGGGCGCGATGCAACGTATCTAAATGGTCTGAAGAACTACCTGGAATCTACGAAGAGGGCAGGTCAGGCAGGGGTAACGACGCCAACCGGCCAGCAAACCATTCCTTTCATCCTTGGCATAGGTTCCGTAACTAACCCGGCATTAGTTGGGGTTGGCGGCGGATATGGTCTGCTTGCGCGAGTCTATGAGAGTGAGCCAGCTCGCAATGCAATGCTTAGGCTAGCTAATACACCGCGTGGCTCCACAGCATTTGAAAAAGCGTTAGCGGACGCTGAGCGCGTCATAAATTCCGTAGCTCAGGGCGCTAAGTCAGAGGCTTTAAGCGAATAGCGCCACGCCGACACAAATGCCGAATATCAGGAAAGCAAAATTCAGTAAATCTCTGTCCATACATCATCCTATGTTTTAACCAATTATAACCGACCTTAATGCAACGCTGCGCAACATTTGTTGTGCGGCTTTGCTGCGCCCGGAGCACAGTAAATGTCAGATATCACCGCTAATGTGGTAGTGAGCATGCCGAGCCAGCTATTTACCATGGCCCGGTCTTTCAAAGCCGTGGCAAACGGCAGAATTTATATTGGTAAGATTGATACCGATCCAACCATCCAATCCAATCAGATACAGGTGTATCTGGAGAGTGAGGATGGTAGCACCATACCGGTTCCGCAGCCTATTATTATCAATGCTGGCGGCTACCCTGTATACAACGGGCAGGTGTCGAAGTTTGTTACGGTCCAAGGGCACTCGATGGCGGTTTACGATGCCTACGGAGTGCAGCAATTCTATTACCCAAATGTTCTAGGATACGACCCTGATCGGCTAAGGCAGCAGCTTGCTAGTGACGGAGATGGCTATGGTGATGCCCTGGTAGGTGTTAAGCAGCCTTTTACAGGCGCAGTTGCACGAACTCAGCATGACGTTAATGCTGAGGTGGTTAGTGTGCAGGACTTTGGCGCAATCCCTGACTTCAACAGAACAACTAATACTGGCACAGATAACACGGTAGCTTTCCAGACTGCGCTTGACTATTGCAAGGTTAGTAATAAGGCTCTTTTCGTACCCTCTGGCTGGTATTTGATTAACGGCAATCTTACGGCCACCTATGCACCCGTTATTTATGGAGAGGGGGCCAATGGAGTAGCCGTAACAACATCATCGCAACAGGATTCTCCTTTTATTGGATCTGTGATAGTAGGTAATAATACATCTGGTTTCACGCTAAATGTGAGCCCCCCAAACTATCAGTTCGGAATGTCAATACGCAACATAGCATTAATTGGGCATCCAAACCAAAGGTCAAACACGAGTCATGCGGGATTAAGACTGCATAATACAGGGCTTCAGGGTTACGTGGAGAATTGTGCGATATCAGGATTTGGTGGCGTAGGGTTAACTATAGGATATCTTCAAGATACGCACTTCGTCAGTTTATTCGTGGAAAGATGCGGAACCGAAGATATTGCTGCTATTAAATTTGTTGCAAGGGCCAATTATCTATACTTCCAAAACTGCTTATTAATGGCGTGTCATTACTTCATAGACAATACTGACGCCACTCTGTACGGAAGATACGTTTTCTGGAGTGGATGCCATATTGAGCATGGGGACTACAACGGAGCTCTGGGGCCCGAGTGGGATTTTGTTTACAAACAAAGCCCGATTCAAATTGGCTCAGGTAATGATTGGTCATTCCAGAATTGCATATTCATACCGGTATCTAACGCAGCCCTCTCTGCTCACTTGGGGGTCCCAAGGGTGAACGTTCCGTATTTCATGAATGTTCAGGGGGAGAGGTTTACGATTAATAGTTGCAGATTTAACGCTGGCAGGGATTCAATATCACCTCTAGTTATAGCGAATCCTAATTTTAGGTCTGCAGTTGTATCTGACACTTTATTCACGGGCATAGATGCAGCCCGCCCGTGTATCGATAGTTATTACGCAAAAATATCGAACTGTGACTTTACTCTAGACATATCGCAAGATACGACGCGCTGCTATGGTGTGTATGTAAGAAGAGGGGGAGTTGTAACTGGGTGTAGGATGGGGTTAGTTGGCGCTTCTGGATCGCGGAGGACGCAGGGGTACTTGGTGCAGACAGATGATGTTCGCTTTGACCCCGTATATGTAAGTAACAATACATACCCGACAACTAGCCCTACATATGTCAATGGTTACGTTCACAAAGGATGCACGCTTTCCGGGGAGGATGGAGGGCTGCCAACCATGGTAGCAATTAGCCCTTCATCATCAGCGATAGACCTAAGTCAATTCCCGCCAAACGTTAACTTTTGGCTGCAATCAGCCACAACTATCGTCGACATGATTAACTACCCATACGGTAGGAGGCTCGTAGTTATCGCCAACACATCTGGTTCCACCATAAACAACACAAGCAATGTGTACCCCAGAGGAAACGTTCCATTTAACCTCTCCGCTGGGGTGCCTGTGGAGTTTAGGGCAATGCTGAGGTTCGACGGCACAATGAATCAGATGTACCAGATATCGTAATTGGATGCCAAGGACGGCGCATCATCCGCAAAGTCTTTTAGTAAAATCAATGACAACCAACGAGCCGATTATCTGATAGTTGAAAGAGGAGCTTTTCCTCATTTCACCAATATCACAGGATTGTTTGAATATCTTGTCCTGCTCATTGATTTTAAAGAACTCTGCAGATATTGACCTCCTTATGAGCAGCATTTGTGCCCACCCGCTTCCTTGCTTAAGGTAATTTGGCACAATATTGGATATTATCGGGTAAATGAATCCAGCCCTCATGTACTCTTTGCTTCTGGGGGCTTCGCCGTAAATAGCAACTTTATCAACACCAACCCCGTTAGTTACCAAAGATATTTCGTTTAGATATTTGTTGTTGACCTCATCTTGAGAACGCAGCGCTGATGCGTATGTTGCGGAAAACACCAAAGATGAAATGCATGATAAAATCAACGTGGTATAGACAAAATACCTGTTAACAGATGCGTGATAGCTGCAAATAATTACAAAGACCATAAAGAAAGGGAATGCAATAAGTATTCTGCTTGTAAACCACGCTTCCTTGAGTAAGGCGTTAGCGATAAATGTTAATGCAAATACTATGGGCGTGGTAAGCAATATAATAGTGCCTTTGCCCTTATCTTTCTTGAACACTAGAACTATGCTCATTAACATCAAAGCAGTAAGGATGATGTAGATGATCTTCATTGGTGATTGAGCGGACATGTCAAATAAATGCATGTGCTGTGCGATATTCCTACCTAACGTCTCACCGGGATTATTTGCCGCAGTAAAGAAGTCAGCCCTGCCAACACCTCCAACAGAGATGATTATAATTTTAAACAGAACGAAAGAGGATACGAATGCCGCTGCTGCAATTGAGTTGCTTTTAATGTAACCAATTGGACCCTCATATTTTGCAGCGCTAACAACCAGCGAACAAATCACATAGACCATTGCTGATGGTTGATACATTTGAAAGGAAAGTACGAGACAGCAAATAGAGCAAAGAAAGAATATCCAATTCCTTCTCAGGAAAATAAAAGGAATGACGGCTAGTAATATAGACATGGACATAGGCAACGAATCATATCTATATGATAAATTACTTATCAAAAATTGTGAGTTGAATGCAATGATGGTGGACAGAACAATGAATAATGATCCTCTAACTTCTGCAGAGAAGCATACCAAAATTATTGATAGCGCTAGGAGAGAAGATGCTATAAGTTGTCCAAATGGATAAATGCTTACAATGCCATTACCGAAAGAAAATATCTCAAACAGTATGTTTGTAGCGAAACGCCCATCTCCAGACCAGTTGAAGTCGTTGAATATTCTAGTGTTGTCGTCTATATAGATAGAGCCAGCCAATATAACTGGCAGAACAAATGCTGCAGAAAAAAGAAGCGATATGTAAATTGCCACTTTGTTATCTAACAGGAACATTTTTAGATCTTGGGTGCAATATTTCATTTCTTAACACCTTTTAACAGATATCTAGGTCTGTTTTTAACCTCAACATATATTCTCCCAATGTACTCTCCAAGTACGCCAATACCAATCAATTGAATTCCACCCAAAAACAGTATAGAGACCAGAAGCGAAGGATAGCCTCTAACCGCATTGCCGAAAGCTAATGTGTCGATAATCATCCATGAGCCATATAAAAATGCGACACCTGCCACGATAAGGCCGATATAGGTCCACATGCGCAGGGGAAATGTTGAAAAGCTGGTTATCCCTTCGAGTGCAAGATTCCATAGCTTCCAGCCGTTGAATTTCGTGCTGCCGGCAACACGTTCAGCTCGGGCATATTCAACCACATCGGTGTGGCCGCCAACCCAGCTCAGAACACCCTTCATGAACAAGTTGCGTTCTGGCATGAGCTTAATGTTTTCCACTACCTCGCGAGACATCAGGCGGAAGTCACCAACATTTTCTTCGATTTGCGGATTGCTGATTTTGTTGTGCAGCTTGTAGAACCACTCAGCAGATTTGCGCTTTAACCGGCTGTCGGTAGAGCGATCTGAACGTTTAGCCAGAACCATATCAGCACCTTCTTGCCACTTCTCAATCAGGCGGGGGATAACCTCAATCGGATCCTGCAGGTCAACATCAATCGGAATAATAGCTTCACCGGTAGCGTGGTCTAGGCCGGCGAACAAAGCAGGCTCTTTCCCGAAGTTGCGGGTGAAAGACAGCGGAACCACAAGAGGATCTGCGATAACCAGTGCATTTATGATTGATTCTGTTGCGTCTTTGCTGCCGTCGTTAATGAATACTATTTCGACTTCATGCTGTTGAAGACCTTCAAACTCCCGCACGGTTTTATAGAAGATTGGAATTGCTTCCTCTTCATTAAATACCGGAACGACCAGAGAAATTTTCATTTCGCATCCCTAAAGACAATGAACTTTGAATAGATGAAGCCGCACACCAGGCTGATGGCAGAGAAAGCTACCAACGTTACTATCGGCGCGAGAGCGGTCAGGTCAGCACCCCAGCCCACGGCTGCACTAAGCGTGCCCATGAATCCGACATACAGCATGTAGCGCATGGCTGTTGTGTGAGATCCAAAAGTAAACCTGGCATTGGCAAAGAAACTGAATGACACAGCCACCACAAAACCTGCAAAGTTTGCCAGTGCCTGGCTGCTGTGGAAGGGGTAAACACAAATAGCAAACACAACCCAGTGTATGAGCGTATTGATGATACCTATTGATGTGTACTTGGCGAAAAGTTTTAACAT